TTACTGGGACAGGCCCTCCCGAAGATTCTAATTTCGGTGATTTCATTAATGGTCCTGATATGGCTGGTCTTCCTACTAGCCCTGCTGGATCTGACCTTAATGTTTTCCTTATGGATTGGGGTGCTTCTTCTTTAAACTTTGCTCCTCGTCATGTTGGAGATGTATATGCCAACCTGCTTGCACTGATTAACATTGCTTCACAAAGTATTTACAAGAGTACTCAGCGAGGTCCTGGTAACTGGATTATTTGCGCTCCTGTTGTCGCTTCGATGCTTGAGTCTTCGGCTAAACTTCAGGGTGGCATTGATCGCGCAGATGCTCCTACTAACATGGATAAGAATGCTATTGCTTATGTTGGTAAATTCATGGGTCGCTACGATCTTTATGTTGATCCGCTGTATCCTGAGGACGAGATCCTCATGGGTTACAAGGGGTCTAGCCCGATGGACGCTGGTTATGTGTACGCTCCGTACATTCCTCTCCAGGGTCTGCCGAAAGTCGTTGATCCCAACACTTTCCAGCCCAGAAAGGGTCTGATTACTCGTTATGGCAAAGCTGCTATTACCCCGTCATCTAGATTCTATCGTATTATTCGATTCTCTGGTCCTACGGGTCTGCTTGGTGGTTGGACCACGCAGAACACTGCTAATACGGCAATACCCACAGTGTAAGTAAGTAAGTAATTACTGATAATTAACAATAAGGGGTAGACTTGAAAAAGTCTACCCCTTATTTCTTATCTTAAGGCTATATAAAGTAGAAAGATGTATAAGTATAAAAGCACCTGTAGATTTAAAATGCTAATTTATTCTGGCCCAGAGATCCTTGAGGTATTACCACAACAGATAATAGAGTCTACCATTTTAATAGAGCATCCTTATCTACGTAGATTAGATGATCAAGAAAATACTACAACCTCTAAGAAAACATATCCTAAAAAAAGCAAAAAGGTAACTACAACCGATGGCATCAATAGGCAAACCAATAATTAGTACTTGGGGTGACTCTGGAGCTAGAGTTCCTATCTCTAATAATATATTAGATCACCAACCCTTAGGTGATATTAATCCTGATAAGCTTAATAAGACTACTGGAGATAGTGAGATAGAGTTTAATGGGTTTGAGGAAACTATTAATAGTTTTGTTATGGCTAGAATGGGACACCCTATTGTTCGGGTGGAGCTAACNCCATACCAAATAAAAACATGTATAGATGAATCTATTACTAAAATATCTTACCATGCNCCGAAATGGTCTACTCAGTATGCTGTAATGGATGCTTCCGCTGGAGTAAATCTNTACACATTACCTACTTGGCTTGCTAANAATATAACTAATGTAGTATTTAAGAAGTCTTTATTAAGTATCCAGGCTCAGGCAGGAACACTAGAATTTGACTTTTTTATCAAATACTTTAATGATAACTATCTCTTTAATAATTTTAGTATAGGTGATTACTATCTTCTCCAATCCACTATGGAGATGACTAGAAAGATTTTAGGTCAGGACGGTTCCTGGGAGATTATTAATGGTAAATATCTACAGTTACTTCCTCCACCATCTACCACACCAGAACGAATAATTATAGAGTACCGTGCCTTGGATACCAACACTATGGCACCAGCGTACATAAATTGGATACATAAATATGCATTAGCTTGTGCTAAAGTTGTCTTGGGAGAGATTAGAAGTAAGTATGCTGTAATTCCTGGGCCAGCAGGAGGGGCTCAAATGAATGGTCAGGCACTTATACAAGAAGGTAATCAAGAAAAAGAACTTCTAATGAATGAGTTACTAAANGAGCTAGAAGAACCTCCGAGATTCAGCACATACTAATGGCTATAAATAAAAAATTTAAGGTCAGTACCCCTATGCCTCCTCTCCCAGAACTTCTGGGTGGCACCGAACTTAGCTTATTTGATCAGACTAATAATGATATTAATTTATTTAATTTAGTTGATGATGAGATCATAAGACTAGGGGGTTCAGAATTAAATTATTATAAGTTTAGATTAGGTGAAGATTATGATAATGTTTATCTAGAAACTAGGAGTAAGGTACTGGATATAGAGCCTATTAAAGTATATGGACATTATAATCCTACTCTTTTAGAGGAGTCCTTATCTGAGTTTGGTATCGAACTTCAAAACGATCAGATATTTATATTTAATAAATCTTATATTGAGCAGAAGATAACTAGGTCCCCAGAGGCAGGAGACATAATAGAGCCAGCGTTTCAGAACCAAAAGTATGAAATTTATCAGGTTCAAGAAGATAGTTTTGAGCTATATGGAGTTTACCATATGGCTTGTTCCGCTAAACTTCTTAGAGATAATGAAGAGACTCATAATGAGAACTTACCAGATCGGAGTGATAATCTTGGGGGGTATATAAGTCTTGACGAATAAAGAAGATGTTTATACAGGTAAAACTATACCAGAAGTATTAGATTTTACTTACGAGAATTTAGGGACGGATACTAGTAGTGCTGGTAGATCTGCTAGGTATTTAATGAATAATTATATAGTAGAGGCTACTAAAAACTCTACGCTATCCCCCTTTGTATATAAAGAAGTTCTTCGTTCTCTTATTACATCTTTTGGTAATGTTCATTATGTAAATGGTAATGACAAATTAACTAGAGTTACTGCCCATCACTCCGCACCAGAACGGGCAGTGGCTAAAAAGTTTCAAGAAAATAACATGGTTTTACCTATCATTACTGTGCATCAAACGGCTGCTAAGAATGATGAGAAAAAGCGTAGGTATGATAATGTTCTTATACAATCGTCTGTGTGGAATGAGGATATTCAACGGGCTGAAAGGACAATAGGTACTGCTGATGTGCCTGTCAGTATATCGTATTCGGTGAATTTATGGGCTAAGTATATGGAAGATTTAGATCAAATTTCTCAATCCGTAAGACTAAAATTCAACCCTAGTCTCCACCTAAAAACATCATTTACTAATGGTTTAAAATGCTTTTTATCAGATGAAAGCAGCAATAACACTATAAATGCAGGAGATAGGGAGGATAGACTTCTTAGAAAATCTTTTACAATAACTACAGAGTTCTTTATCCCTAGTCCAAAATACAAGGTTACCTCTACTGGCAGGGTAGAGAGCATCGTATCTGAATTATGGGTTTCCTGAAAAAATAAATACTGATATAGTTCTGAAGTAGATAAATAGTAATAGGAGAGCGATATGAAAGTAATAAAAAATGATTCTTATACAGGTAGACAAATTATTATATCTACCCCACAGGGACCTCACTCTAAGTGGCTGGCCCCTAGGGAGAGTATAGCAGTCCCAGAATCTGCTCTTACTAACACAGTAAAAAACTTAGCTAAAAGGCGAGTTTTAAAAATTACTAACGCATAAGGAAATAAGACATGGCATCATTTGTGAGTCCTGGAGTTTATATTGTAGAGAAGGATCTGAGTGACTACCCAGCCTCCATCAACCCCTCTGTGGTGGGCGTGGTTGGCTTTAGTAATAGTGGGCCTGTCAATAAGGCTACTCTAATAACCTCGCAGGAGCAGCTAGTACAGACGTTCGGTAACCCTTCTGAGGGCATTACGGGACAAGGGCTTGAAGGCAGTATAGAAATGTTAGAGGCTACAAACTCTCTGTATTATGTTAGGGCTGTTGGTAGCGATGCTGTGGATGCTTCCTCTACTATACAGCTAGGTAGCTGCCCAGCATTTGCTGTGGCATCTGGTCACTTCGGGCAATCTAATGCAACCTCTGGTCTTTATTTAGAAGTTCAGGTGAATGTAGATGGTACAGATATATTTAATACACCAAAGACATTTAATATTCCTGCTGGTACTGTTACTGGTAGCACTTCTCAAAATAGACAAGCTATTGCACTTAAAAAGATTATAGGTGGTGGAATGGACGGTGCCGCTGTGGGTTCATTTTATGATACTGTTGCTGGTTCTTGGGTTTCTGGCACTGGATTGGATTATGGGTATGTAGCTGCTGGTTACGCAGGATCAGATGTAATTCTTACAGCTTCCGCTTGGACTGATACTACTAAGACTGTTGGGCAACCAGTATTACAAGATATTAATGGTAGTGGTGGTGTAAACCTAAAACACTGGACTTGGCGTAACAAATTAGCAGCTTCCTCTGTGTCCGTCACTGGAATTAGTTTTAATACTGCTGGGGCTGGTGGAATAGCTTACTCGGTACAAAGTCTGTACGCTGGTGCTGGCTACAATTTAGGTACCGCAGCAGATGGTACTACTAGTGGGTTCTCTTCGGAGGTCACCAGGACTGGTGGGGATGCAGTAAATCTTCAAATAAATAAGGATGGAGCTACTGCTGAATCATTTAAAATATCCTTAGTCGCGTCTGGTAGTTTTGCAGAAGATGTGATTAACACAGGTGCTACTGATCTTAAATCACAATATATTAAAGCATATTTTACGGCTTCTGGTGCAGATGCATCTCTAAATGCCCTTCCTACATTTGAAAGCAATCTTAGTGCGAACGGGCTTCCTAATCCAAATATTTTGGGTGATGATGGGAGCAATATTAGTGCTGTTGATCCGAAATTTGTTAAGCCCGTTCAAGGGACCTATGGTTTAGCTGGTGGTACTAACGGTAGCCAAACAACAAGTGAAATAATAGGTACCACTGCTGCTAAGTCTGGTATCTATGCATTAGATGATGATACCTTAAATATTTCAATGGGTGTTGTGCCTGGATTTAATGATCAAAGTACACAAAATGCTTTAATTGGATTGGCAGAGAGTTCTCAAAACTTTGTAGCTGTTGTAGCTCCCCCAGAGGGATTAACTACTGTCCAACAAGCAATTGATTGGACTAATGGGCAATCTGATGAGCGTACTGCTGCAATCACTAGTAATTTTGCTGCTGTTTATTGGCCCTGGGTTCAAACTTATGACACCATTGCGGCTAAAGATCGTTGGTATGACCCAGCTATTTATGCTGTCAGGCAGATGGCTTATACAGATGAGGTTTCCGATCCTTGGTTTGCTCCTGCTGGTGTAACTAGAGGTAGATTAACTAAACCTACTGATGTGGAGGTAAGTGTTAATCAAGGGGATAGAGACTCCATGTATAGTGGTGGTAATATCGTTAACCCAATTGTTAATTTCCCCCAACAAGGGCTTATGATATTCGGACAGAGAACCGCACAGAGGAATCCTACTGCCTTGGATAGAGTTAATGTTAGAAGATTGATGATTCAAATTAGAAAGATTATTCTTGCTTCCACTAGAAGATTTGTTTTTGAGCCTAACGATTCTGTAACTTGGGAGAAGGTGGAAAATGTAGTGGTTCCTCTTTTAGATGATATACAAAGAAGAAGGGGTTTAGTGGACTATAGAGTTATATGTGACGAGACTACTAACACGGCTGTTCGGGTTGATAGAAATGAATTATGGTGTAAGATACTTCTTAAACCAACTAAAGCTGCTGAAGTTATTGTCTTTGAGCTTAACTTAGTTAACCAATCAGCACAAATATAAAGGAATATAAATATGGCAAGATCATCTTATTACGCTAATAACTTAAATCGAGATCTAACGAACTCAAAAGGTCTTCCTGTTATCTCTCAGGACCTGGATTCAATTAGGGCATACCAATGGGAAATAACTTTTTTCCCTCCCGCTGATGTAGAGGTCCCCCTAGGATTTTCTAAGCCCCTTACATTAGCTGCAAAGCAGGTAGGTGGATTGGAGCTTTCTGTAGAGGACATAGAAGTTCATAGAGTTAATGATAAAGTATTTTATCCAGGTAGACCATCTTATGGAGAGTTAGAAGTAACTTTTGATAACTTGTTAAAAACTAAAACTGGTTGGCAATTATACAAGTACTTCCAAACTGTTTGGGATCCTATGACGGGTGAGTTTACTACCAAGTTCCTCAATAATCCAGGGTCTTTCAAGTCTAATGTAGAAATTTTAGAAATGAATGGACAGAATGAGCCTATCTCTATGGTAAAATTAGTAGGGGTCTACCCTAAGAAATTCTCTAAAGCAGAGAAGAATTATTCTACTAATGATTTCGATACTGTCTCGGTAACTTTCCGTTACGATTTTCTTGTACAAAAAGGCGATACTATAGGATAGTAACCTATAATAAATATAAGTAAAAACCCAATTCAGCCTTGTGTTCTTGGTTGGGTTGGGTTTTTTTAACGTAATACAATGGATTTTTTCAACGATTTACTAAATAGTTATACTCTTCTTAAGAAAAGAAGCCTTAAGGTTCGTCTGGTTGAACAGGATGAGAATATAAGTTATTTTAAGTTACCCGAAGACGATGCAGCCATAACCCAAACTAACACTACCTTACTAGCGGTATTTGGTCCACAGATAGATCCAGCATCTAAA